TGGCGCTGCCAACAGAAGCCTCGAGAGTTTCGTTGCCGATCGATGCGATGGCGTAGTTCCGAACACGGGTCAGAACGTAGTCTGTGTAATTGCCTGGCGTCTGGTTCGCATTGGCATCGGAGAAGGTGGCAGACCTTCCCTGCGGAACTCCGTACTGCACGGGAATCGGCAGATTCTTGCCTCCGAAGTATTCGTACTTCGGGACAGCAGCGAGGAATGGATTGTTGCGATACACAAGGTTCTTCACCCTGAGATCGGTGTAATGAACTTTGAGGGCAGCCTCAAAGCTGGTCAGATCGAGAGCGGTCATCGTTTGTCTCCGGTATTACGTCCACTTCAACAGCGCAGCAGCCTCTGCCAGAGATTGCTCTCTGGATTGATTCGGATTGGTCCGAACTCGCTGATTTTCAGCTGTCTGCATCGCATTGGTGAGCGTTGCACTGTGTTTCGGTTCTGGAGCAGCAGCCTGGGGCTGCGCTCCTAGCTGCTTCATCTTCTCTTCGAGCAGAGCCCTCGTGGCTTCACCCTCAAGCAGCTTATCTATTTGACCGGACAGATGAGACTCAACCTGACGCGCAGCCTCTGCTTCACTTAGCACCTGACCCGTTGACTGGTGATGATTGGCCATCACCTGCCACACCTGATCCGCTGAACCCGTTGCACGCACCAAAGGGTTATCCTCGGACTCCTGGATGTACCGATGGACTTGTGACCTTGCCTCCGCAAGAGCGGCATCCATCCTTGCTCGATCCGCAGCTTCACGTTGCTCTTGAAGCTCAGTTTTCAGTGCTGAGATATCCTCTCGGATCCCAGACACTGGGTCAGCGCCCTGTGTCAGACGCTGGGAGATTTCCTCTCGCGGAACACCAGCGCGCTCGAGGAAGCTAACAGGATCAGCCTTCGCAAGATCCTGAAGCGCTCGACTCTGCTCGACTGCCATCTGGTGTTCGGCTGCAGCTGCTTTGGCTTCTCGCGCTTGCTTCTCTTGATTCATGAGAGCGCGCAAGGCCTCCGCTGCTCGAGGAGCCTGCACAGGATCAGGCTGTGCAGGTGTTTCAGGGGCTTCGCTGGTCCCTTCTGGTGTGCTCTTTATCTCTTCAGTCATCGCATTACCTACATCGGCATAGTGCCATCATTAGCGCCAATTGCTGTGGGTGGCGCTCCACCCATGTCTGCCGCTGGGGGTGCCCCAGGCATCATCATTCCCTGTGCATTCGCCATAGCCTGCTGCTTGGCCAGTTCCATCATCAGGTGAGTTTGTGACAGATACTCTCGAAGCAGCGCGAGCCGCTCAGGCTCTACACCGTTCTGCTCCGCCTTCATGAGAGCTGCTTGAACCTTCTTCAGCGCCAGCTGGTGATCTGCGTAAGGCTCCGGAGCCGCATAAACACCCTCATCGATCATAAGCTCAATGTTCCGATCGATCAGTGTCGAGGCTGCACGGTCCAGGCTGAGCTTCGCTTCAAGATCAGGGAAATCAAGAAGGTCCTTCGCTTCGTCTGGTCCCACCAGACCCAGCGCAATCATCTGCTCCACAAACGCAAGCCTGCCCGATGGGGTAGCGGGCAGGCTGCTGGTGGGATGCACTTTCAAGACATAGGAGTCTTCATCCATGTCCACCGATCCCCAGTCCACCACATCAATCGACTTTGAATCCTTCGCAACCACCACTTCATGCCGGTTATCCTCGGAGTAAATCTCCTTGCCGATTCCGACCACTTGACGGGCAGCCTCCATAAACATCTCTTCATACTGGCGGCTTACCGTGGTGAATCGCAGGCTCTCTACATCCTGATATTCTCGCAAGGCAGCGCCACTGTTGAGGCCTGCTGGCTTCATGGAGGTAGCAGCCATCTGGCTTATGCCTGCGATCTCAAAAGCGCGAGCATAAAGCATATTCAAATGGTCGAAGATCTCCCGGTTCAAACTCGGAGGAGTAACCTGCTGGGGAATGTTTCCTGTGTAGGGGATGATGGTCCCAATTTCATTGTTGAAGAATGATTTGCGGATCTTAGACCCATTCTCCACATAGATTCTGGGGACAGACATCAGGTGAAAAGCGCGCTGAATCTTCAACAGTAGTTTGTTGATCTCAACCTGCATTCCCTGGATTTCACCAGCCACACCTTCACCCCAGAAGCCCAGCATCGGCTCTGTCCAGCGAAGGAATACAAACGGGAAAGATCCCTTTTCCCAATCGTCATCCTGGAGCGTTGCGTTGCTTATGCAGATCACATGTCTGCCGTCTGTCGCACCCCTGCCGCTGGGCAAGTGCCAGGCCTCGAGCACTTCGATCTGATCCACCAGCGCTGTAGCCGTAAAGTCTTCAGCGTTTGTGGTGCGAGTCGCGTTGCGGATCTGCTCCTCATGATCAGGGAACAAACGCATCAGAACCTGGCGATCAATAAACTTTCGTTGATAGAAGTTTCGCGGCTCGCCATAAAAGCCATCGGCAGGATCAACGAAAAGCTCTCCAGGGAACACCCGTTCAAACTGGACCTCTGCACCCTTGCGGTACACCTTCAGGCAGCCAGTGCCTAGCACTGCGGCATCCAGCAGAACCTTTGGCGCAAGCTGGTATAAACCACCCTGATAAAAGGCTTGATCGGTGAACTGCTCGAGCAGCCTTGCCTTGCGCTGCAAGCTCCAGTTTCCACCATGCGTCAAGAAGCGAGGCCTGGGCCTCTGCCTCGAGAGTCTGCTGACCGCTGTGTCGCAGACACTCTTGATCACATTCATTGTGACTCGAGCGCTGTCCACCACTTGATTGTGAGTGAATGGAGTATAGCCCCAGAGGCCAGAGTTCCCGTACAGCCTGACATAGCGAAGCAAGGCCTCTCGACGCAGGACATCGCTGGCCTCGATCACTCGGAAGGCTTGCACCAAATCATCGTAGGGCTCTTCTTGAGTCCACCACTGAAGGGAGATGTACGGTTCAACCTGCATGATTACGCAGAGTAATATAGCACATCCTCTGAATCGTCTTCTGGGTCTGACTCCGCAGTCGGTGCTGCGATTGAATCCCCAGTAAGGTCCATTGCGATTTCTCCGATCTTGAACTGGGTTACTCCTAGGAACTTCAAGGCCTTCACTAGTGATAGAAGCTCCTCAACTGTTTTGATTTCTACCATTACCCCTCCTCTGCCCATGTCGGAAAATCTGGGCTTTCATCTTCGTCCCACCAGTCAGCGTCTAAAGACTTCTCAAGCTGCTGCTCTTGCTCCTCTTCGATCTGGTCTTCCAGTGCGCGGTAATACTCCACCGATCCTGCCTTTGGTCTTTCAGGCAGGATCTCGTCTCGCCAGTATTGATGGCACCAGCGCCAGGCATAGAGATAAGCGTCTGCAAGGTGGTCTTCACAGCGCTCATGTGGTGCGAGTCGGTGATCGTCCCACTGCAAAGCATGAAGCTCATCCAGCAGTGCGCCGTTGTAGTCATCGATGATCGAGGCCACACCAGTAGCCATATCGCCTGCAAGAAGCTCGATATAAGCGCGCTTCTCGCGCTTCTCCGCGCTCTTGATCTTGAGGCTCCAGCGCTCAGTCATCTCAGCCACGTATGCTTTGCCCAGGCCCCCAGCGTCAGCCACTATCGTTTCAAAGCGAAACTGACTCTCCAAGTCAGAGACAATCTGAGCGACATCGCTGGGCAGCAGCTTTGTCTTCTTGAAAGACTCCACCACCACCAGCCTGCCGCTGGCAGTCGAATAGGCGCAGATAACAAAAGCTGTGCTGTCTATGTATCCAAGATCCAGACCCAGCACATACTCCCACTCATCATCAGCAGGAAGCTCCTGCACGACTGGGATCTTTGGATAGATAAGACTCGAGGAGTCTCGGATCCATTGGCCCTTGTACTCTCTCAGATAAGTCGGATTCGACTCAGACCACCCATAACGACGGCAGCGCTCTTTTAGCCATTCTTGCGCCTTTGGAATGTGTGGATTGTCGAGCAGTGTCCAGTGGTGGACGCTCCAGGCTGAATCTTCCTGACTCGCATCGTAGAAGAAGCCTCTGCATATCTGATTCGGTGTGCCTGCCAGAACGATCGAGCCATCGTAATC